ATTGCGTGATGAGCATGTCCTGGACCTCGCGGAAGAAGACGGAGGCGTCTTGCAAGACGTGGCGTGTGTTGGCGCCGCCGATGCCGGCGATACTCCAAAGCACTTCGGGGCTGACGCCGATGCCCCAAGAGATGTCGCGCGCCAAATAATTGAGGAACGGCTCCATGGTCGGGCCGGGGTGCGGGTTGCTGAAAGCCTCGATCTTTTCGCCGGGCTTCAAGTTCATAATGCCCGAGCTGGTGTCGAAGATGCGCTGCGGAGTGACCTGGGCGGTCGGCTCGCCAACGGTGGCGCTGCGAATGGAGGCCAGACGCGCGCCGAAATCGGTGGCGGTGGCCTCGCCGCTGGTGGCGATGAAGCCGATCTGGCTGAAAAGTTTGTGGCTGTGCTGCACGTATTGCAGCATCTCGGTCATGTCTTGGAGCTTGTTGACGGCGTGCGCCATCCACGTGACGCCGCGCGCCTGACCGTTGCGGCGGATCTTTCGGAAGTGCAGCATGTCGCCCGCGGGGATGTCGCGGCTGACGCGCTTGTCGGAGGTGAGCACACGGTAGGCAATCGGGCGGCCAAAGCCATCTAGACGCACGCCGTCGATCCATTCGGCCTGGTCGTAGTTCATGGCCATGGCCGCGGCGTTGCCGACGTTCTCGGCGCCGACAAAGCGCATCATCCCCTGCCCTGCGGCGGACTTCATGAACTGCCCGAAGAAGTCGCCGTCGGTAATGATCTGGCGAAGGATCAGGGCTTGGGCCTCGTAGAAGTTAACCTGGCCCGCGCGGTCGAAGGCGCCGGGTTCGTTGCACACCGTGTCCTCGAAGCGGCGCTCGGCGGCGCGGTTGAACTCGGAGTTGGCCGTGCGGCACTGCGGGATGATGCCGGTGCCGACGCAGTAGCGGGAGATGCCGTCGACGGCGCGCAGGGCAAAGCCCTGATTGTTGGTCAACCAGCGCGCCTTCTTCATCAAGGTCTCGCGCTTGAGGGGTGTCAGCTCGAGGGCGGGGTTGAGCGTCGGAAAGTAGATGTAGCCGCGGGAGGCGTGCGGCTCGGCGCCCTCATAGGCGGCGAGGCTGGTTTCGGCCGGCGGGGCCGCGAGGCTCTTGGGCTTGCGGCCGGCTCCTTCGCGCTTGCCGCCCCAGCTTGATTTCTTGATTTCCGCCACGCCGCGCGTGGCGTGTCAAACGTCAGACTTTGGTCGCTTTCCTATGCTTGGCCCAACGAGCCAGCACAGCCGCGCGAGCTTGCTCGCTGCTTCGAGCCTTGGATGGCCCTTTGGCCCTGCCGCCCTTGCCCCCAGCCGCGCGGGTATCCACGAAACTGGAAGGCAAAGGCTTTTTGCAATGCGGGCACTTCACGCCCGCGATGTTAGATGGCATCGTTGCCAACCTCAATAGGAAGCTCCAGTTGAGGGTCGGCGGCTTCTTTGCGGGCAAGTTGCACCATGTGGGCGTGCGTGACGACAAGCTCAGTGAGTTTCAGCGCGGCGGCCACATCGTAGTCGTGCCTTGCGTTAAACTCCGCGGCGGTCTGGGCAATGGCGTGATTGTTCATGTTAGGCGACGACCAAAGCGCGCGCTTCATTCAAACGTTCAGCCCAAGCGTCTTTGACTTTGGCAATGTAATCTCCGAGATAAGCAACATCACGTCTACGCTTACGCGACACAGGTTTTAGTGACGTGAGTTCTGCGCCCAAGGGCACGTTTGTGATAAGTGGCATCAAGTGATTTTCACCAGAATTATTGAGTTCGACGGCAAGCGTCATTGTTTGGCTCATTTTGTGAACCGCATCGCGGACTGTGTCGCGTGCGGATTTTTCGTTGGCTGCGTTGGCGACGTGAAACGTGATCTTTGTGCCAGCAGACTTATGCCATCCTGTAAAGACGCGCTGGCCGTTGGCGTCGATTTCCGAATTGATGCGAAAGCGCAGGCGCGCCTCAAGCGCAATGTCTTGCAATCCCAGCGAGTAGTCGGGGTTAATGGCCGTGAGATAGAACGAGTGCGGCGTGTTCATATTAGTCAACAATCTCGGTCTTGACAATGAACAGCGCGCGGTTGTCGCGCGCCCAGCGGCTGCGCGTCCAAGCGAGTGCTGCTTGCTCGGCTCTGAGCTGGCTGCTGGCAGCGTATGCGGCGCGAACGGAGCGCAATCCATCGCCGCCAACTTCAATGTGGAACAGCAGCTCGCCGCGGCCGGCAACAGTGCGCAGATCGCGGTCGTTGGCTGCCTTGTGTGTGATAACCGAAGCGCAGGGATTGCTGGCGCTGCGGTGTGATGTCCATGTGGTGTGTGTTTTCATTACGCCCTAACTATACGCAAACAGCTTGCGTTCGTCAAAGCCAAAACAGCACTTTTTTGAAAATATTTTTGCTGCCCGCTAACCCCTTGATTTTGGGGGTTTTACTCTGTCGCCGTAGCAGGGGCGGGATTCGAACCCGCGCATGCCAGGGTATGAGCCTGGTGACTTAGACCTCTTGTCGACCCTGCAATTTAGCCGGCCGTCACTTGGCGTGAAAAATCGACATTGCTTATGCGGCCCCCGCCCAGATCCAGCTCATCGAGGATCTCCTCGCAGGCGGTGCCGACCTCGCGGGCCGACAGGGTAAGAACGCCGCTGTGCTGGCCGGCGTCGCTGGAAAGACCCGTGATGCTGACCATGTCCTGCCCGGCCTCGGCCGCGGCAAAGCATTTGTCGCTGAGACGCTCAACGTCGCCGCGGGACCAGGCCCGGGTGCGGAGCAGTCGCCTAAGTCGTTTCTTGAATCCGTCCATCTTCTGGCGCCGCGGCGTCAAATAATGCGCGCACGATCCACGAGGAAACGACATGGAGTTTGGTGCAGTCGCCAAAGTGGTCGGCCGCCACCTTGCGCCACTCCTTTCGCTTGCCGCCCTTGGGGATCACGATGCGCTGGCCCATGTGCCCGCGGAGGAACTCATCATCGGCATCGGCAGGGAACCAAAGGAAGGGTGCCTTGCGACGGTGGATCTTCTCCAAGTAGAGCGCCACCTTCGCCTGGTAATCCACGTAGGTGTAAAGCTGCATCGGCTCGTAGCCCTTGGCTGTGCCCACCGACCAGGTGCCGAAAGAAAACGCCGTGCCCTTCGAGGGAAGCAGCATGCCCTTGGACCGCGCGCAAAGTTCGTAGATCCGGTTGGTGAAATCGCCCGAGTCGACCAGCCCGACCTCGACGCGCACCGGCTTGCCGCTCGGCGTTTTCCAGCGTTGGCTTTCAAAATCAAGCAAGGCCTCGGGCGCCAGCACCGTGCCGTAATCAAAGACGTGGCACGCGCCGTCCTTGCTCCACGCGGCCGCGCTCCAATGCGTGGCGTCCTGCCCGGGGTCGGCGCAGAGCGTGACCATGGCGGGCTCCTCGATGGGACAGTTGCCCTTGAGATACTTGCCGCGGCAGGCGAGGACGTCATCGTCGTGGGCGCCGGTGCCGCGGTCCTCCCAGCGTTGGGCGAGGCGCTTCTGCATGAACTGCCGCAGTAGCGTCGTGTCGCCGCGCTTGGCCTCCTCGTTGGCCTTGATCCACTCGATGGCCAGCGTCGACCAGGGAATCCACCAGACGGCGGTTGCTGGATACTGAAAGCCAATCTTGCCAGGGGCGCCGGGACGTGACGTGACGTAACGTGAGCAGCTCGACAACGCGCGGCGGGTCCGCGGGTCATCGGTGTATTCGGCCTTGCACGTCGGGCAGACCATCCGCACCGAGGCGGCCGTGGCGTCCCAGTCGGTCACACCTTCGCGGCTGACGGTGTGCTGGTATTGAATGTCTTCCCATTGCCAGGGCTTCACCGCCCCGCAGCGGCACTGCCACGAGAAGAGGCGCAGCTCGGCCATGTCTTGCGCCTCGTGGAAATCGTCGCCTTGTTCGCCGCCCTGGCTGACCAGAATGACCCGCGCATTCCATCGGTCGTGCGTTCGCCGGCGCAGCTCGCCGACCATGCCAGGCTCCCAGCGCCAGACCTCGTCACCGATACACCAGCGGATCGACTTCTCTTGCAGGCTGGTGAGGTTAGCGCCGCCGATAAAGAGCGGCATGTGGCGGAAGAGAATCTCGGTCTTGCGCTTGGCATGGCGGTCTTGCGGGTAAAGCCGCCGCACCGCATCGACCGCATCGAACATCGGAGCCAGGCGGGACTCAGCCCACTGCTTCGCGGTCTTGTCGGTCTGGCCGGTGACGAGAGTCGGCCCCGGGTTCTCGGCCACGATCCAGCAAAGGAGCGATTCGAAGAGCGTCGTCTTCCCCGAGCCGGTCGGCGCCGCGATGATGATTTCGTCATTGGAGTCCTTGCCGATCTCAAGGATCGGCTCGTTCATCCAGGGCGCGGTCTTCGCGTCGAACTGGCTATTGCGGTCGCTGTGCGGGACAACCACATGCCGCTCCATCCACTGGATCGGCGTTAAACGCTCGCTAGGTCGGACGGCGTCGTAAAACGCCTGGCACATAGACATGCCGAAAGCGGCATGTCAGATCGGAGGGCTACGGGGTGGCAGCCAAGTCGCCGAGGATCTTGTCCACCTCAGTCTGGAAGATCGGCACCATCTGCGCGGCGGTCAGTCCCTCGAGGCGGCCGGGCATTGATCCTGTCCATCCGTAGAGTTTGGCCTTCACGATTCGACCCAGAGCGGCAAAGTCTTCGCGCACTTGCGCGGCCGGCACGAACTTGCCTCGCTCGACCTCGAGGACGTGCTGAAGTCGGTCACCTTCAAGACGTAGCTTGCGCAACCGCGCCGCCTTCATGTCATCTAAGTCGCCGCCGGTGGCGAGTTCCTTCTCCAGCTTCTCGGCCTGCCGCTTGGTCACCGCCAGCTCGCGGGCGATGTGGTCGGTGATGTTGTTACGCGGCCGACCCTGCGGCCGCTTGGCCGGTGGGGGCGGGGCTTTCTTTTTACGAACCGCGCGCTTCATTGCTCACAGGAATTTACTGGGCGACGGGTTAACCGCACCCCCCGACCCATTCTGATAGCTTCCTTTTTTGTTCTCAGTTGTTGCATACCCCTGACAGCAAGGCAGCTATGTCGGGCGGCTCGGGCCATCCAACTCCATTCGGAAGCGAAAGACTCTGAGGCAGATTGCTGCTCCACTTTCTGACGTGAGCAAAAGAGTTATAAATGCCGGGGCTAGTATAGTCCAAGCCTATGCAAAACAATAGGTCAGCATCCTCATCTTTGGGTGGTCTTTTTGGCGCTTTGCCGACGGCCGCTTTGTATGGATTGCCAGACCACAATGAAAAGACCGTTGTTCGACCGCTGTTTCCCATGCGACCACTCTTGATTTGAACAGCAAGAAAGCGCCCATCCATCTTGATGATTCGATCTTCCTTAGTCTGGTTGGCAATGGCCGTATAGACCGGTATCCCTCGAGCCATGCACCATAGGTCGAACAGTGTTTCGC